ACCATGAAATTTCATGCTGTATTCTTGTTGAACTATATCTTTGGCTAATGCTAAGATATCTGAACGAATCTCGTAACCATTCTTGTTGAATTTAACTTCAGGTACTTTTGGTGTAAAATCTGACATATTATTTCCTTAATAGTGTTTGTGTGTATTGAGTATAGCAGTTTTGTTTTGCTATACAATTATTTTGGTAATATAGGCATTGCCCATAATTGTGTAAGACGGTTACGCAATTTACCGAACTCATTGAATATTGACTGTTGCTCCTTCCAGAGTTGGCTATTGACTTCAAACATATTTGGTTGAGGAATTTCAATTGCCGCAGTGCGTTCTCCATCACCACGCTCTCGTGTGGTTAACTCGTTCTTTGATGCCAAGTGTTGTATGATACGGTTGTCTTCAATACAATGCATATAAACTTCACTGATATTATGAAACTTAGCAAAGTCTAACATTTCACGGATTAGTTTATTACCAATGCCTTGTCGTTGAAAATCTTTTTGAACACTGACAGCAAGCTCCCAGCTGCCGTCGTGGTTCTTAGCCATATGACCCCATCCCACACGCTGTGTTTCTGTCCTAGCATACCATAACTCATGTTCTGTAGGATTGTAGCACATACTCAATATCATTTGGTCAATAGAGTGGTCGCTTGCTTTGTAACCAAAACGACTAACTTTATCTTCCTCAGTCAGATTTTTTAGATGCTGACTGTAAGCGTGAATTTTGTATATATTCGTGTGGTGAATGTATATCATTTCATCTTACTTGCTTTATATTCCTTGATAGACTGTATAGCCTCAAGGATACTTGTGAAGAATTGTTTGATTGAGTTCATAGAAAGGTTTGTCTTTCTCGTCTATCAAATTCTATTGTCAAACGCTCTACATCAGCCGCATCTTGTGGATTGTGACTGACAATATAGTGTTCTAATTTAGTGCCGTATGTTGCATGTTTTTCAGATGCTAGTGCGACAATTGGCCCAACAATACCAACCACTGCTAATGCACCTACTGTTAGTAGAACGCTAATCATATTACTTAGCCTTCTTATAAGTAGGAACTATACTTTTAACTTGGTCAGCTAAATCAGTGTAGAATTCTTTGCTTGCAAAAATCATACCCAAGCTAGTTGCGGCTTGTGTTCCTGCATCTGCGGCTGCTTTTGTGTATTTTGTTTGTGCATCAACGAAACCAATAAGTGCTTTTTTGATGCCTTCGTGTTGAACTGTAGATTCTACGAATTTCTTTTTGAAGTCTTGTACGCCGTCGATAAAGGCGTAAGTTGCTGTATTAAACATGTTTTTCTCCTATGTGTATGTGTTTAAGTGTTGCCCTTTTATAGAGAGGACTAACTCTATAAGTATTTATTACCTACAGAGAAATTATAACATAACTTCTCTGTGTTTTTGTAGAGCTTGGACTCTAATCTTAGCTAACCTATCTAGGATGTGATTAGGCAATTCACTATCATCATCCCAGAGATTTTTAACTTTGATTAGTTTTGGACGACTATAACCACGATGTAAATCTATATCTTCACTATAGTCATCGTCACTATCATCTATATCACTTAGCTGATTTTGCTTCTGGCTTTGCTTCTGGCTTAGCAGTAGCAGGTGCCTTTTCGTTCTTGGCAGTACTTTTAGTAGCGGGTGCCTTATCTGCTTTCTTTTTTGCCAATTTCATTTCTGTCTTCGGAGCCTCTGCTTTAGCAGGTGCAGTTGCAGTTGGAGCTGCTGGGGCGTCTGCGGCAAATGCTGTTGCTACTGACAAAGTTGCGATAAGGGCTAGTGCTAATTTTTTCATTTTAATTTCCTTTATGTTAATGAAAGTAGAACAACATTTATTGTCTACATATATATAACGCACTAGGAATAGAAACAGTTGACATTACACTAAATACTAGATGTTATATATAGCTTATCAAGGAATTTTTGACGGAACTAATTACCCCGACGCGGCCACACCTGCACAAATTGGAAAAGCATTTAATAATGGGTTTTCCGTTATGGTCCGTGTTTGGAGGATTAACAATGTTTTATATTTGGGACAAGATGAACCACTCACACAAGTAACTGAACAATACTTACAAGGTGGTAGATTTTGGATTCAATGTATGAATGTTGAAATGGAAACTTGGATTGCAGGTCAATCTAGAAAATTGTATCCAAACTATTTTTATCTAGATGTGTCTGTAACACCTTATCCTCCTTATGTTACTACTAGTAGCGGTAAGTTATGGACATTTGGGACAGTAGCGATAGACAGTAGCAGTATTGTTGTTCTCCCTGAAATACCAGATAGGGGATTACTAAGTACGATACATTTAAAATGCTATGGGGTTTGTAGTACATTCCTTACATTTATTAAAAGAATGCGCAACGAAGGCGATTGGTATTAATTGTTATTTTCGTGTTTTTACTGACGCTAAATAACTTTCTATGTCCCCGTATAATGTTAGCATCATTGCTATTTTACTATCATAAATTCTAATGAAGGGGTCTTTGAATTTTGACCCTACATCACTGTTTACGCCAAAAAAGTACGGGCATTTAATTTTGTTATTACACTCGTTAAGAAAACTGTACCAATTAAGTTGTTTGCTTTTAATTGGCAAATCAAAAAATTCAATATTTGCTTCTCTAAACTTATAGTCACCTAATGTACTTAGGCGAAGACTATCACCTGATTTAGTGTACCACCAGGTGTTTATTACTTCTTGTATAGTTTCTGAATTTCCGGGCAATTGTTTCATGACTGCCTCAGAAATCACAAGTTTCATTTTTTTTCTGTCACTCATCGGGGTACACAGTAGTACCGGTATTCATAAAAATTACAGTAAACTTGTCTGTTTTAAATTGACTGTTTAATTTCCTGCAAAGATTTCTAGCATGTCCTGGATTGCTAAAACTAGTTTTCTTATATTTAGGTGTTGCTTCGTTATCTAAATAATGTTGGGATTTTAAATTGATAGGTTGTCCCTCAAAAACAACAGCCCATATACCACTGGCTTCTACAATCTGATCACACTTATATGTAACCTTATCTACTAATTCCAGTAAAACTTTTGGTTGTGTCCTACTCATCTAAATGTACCCCCTGTTACTTGAATTTGAATTACCTCTTCGGGGGTATCCTGTTTCATATCATAACGGTCTATCAACAATTTAGCCAATTCATCACGCAATATCCTAGCATCGGTCAGGGGAATGACAACATCCTTGCCCTGTCTTGCTTCAATAGTAGCTACTCTATCAATGAATTTTCTTATTTGAATCATTTTTTATTTATCGCTAACTTGGCTTCGTTCTCAGTTTTAAACGGCCCCATATACGGATAGCGTTGTATGAATATGTATTTTGGGCAGAAAATAGCTACAGGTTCTGTATTTTGAGTCAATGCATACCATCCAGCCGCATGATAGCATTTGCTTTTTGGAGTTTTCGTAAAAACATGTATCTTTCTTTTTATATCCATAAATGAGTTATATACATTTTTAGTTGTTGGATATACATTGAAGGGCAAATCTTGTTTAGGTTTTACAATCTTGATATTTTCAAATTGTATATGTGTATGTTTCTTTATGCTACTGGTATTCTTATAATGCACACTACTTCCATTGAGTTTTACCTCATATCCTGATCCATCAGCAATCACATTACCTACTTTTTCTTTACCATCTGTAACTATCCAGAATTGATTTTTAACTACGGGTTTTGCGATTAGTGGTTTTGACATCTTCTTCCATTTCCTTTAATTTTGTAATTTTTTTGAAATCTTTATGTTTAGCTACTATAACAGAATAGGTAACATTTTCGTAACATAATGGTAAATCTAAATGAACGCTCATTTGTGGACCTTCTAGTTCATTAATTACGGTATCATTACCCACTGTTCCTATAAAAGGTATTTTATTCCAATACCCAAATATACGGTCACCGAATTCATATTTAGATTGATAACGGTTTAGTTTAAAATATTCTGATAAATTCATTATATATTTCTCCAACTATCTGTGTCATAATCCCAATGTCTACTATCTGTTATAGATAGTTGAATGGTGTAACCCAATAATCCAAACATAAAGTTAAGTCCTGCATGACTAACACGCATTGTATATTCAAGTTCTAATGTTAGAATTTGATTGGTTCTGTAGATATTAAGTTCCCATACTTTTGTTTTGAACAACTGTCCATGACTAGATTTTAATATTTTCCAAATAGGGCTCCATGGATTGGTGATAGTAAATCGTAAATCAATCATTTGATATCCTGTTCTTCATCACTAAAATGTTTCATTATCATGTCTACACCCTGTGTACGACTAATCATATCACGCAACATTGGATGCAATGCTACACAACATTCTTCAATAATCAACAGAGCAAACTTTTCTACCTCATTACCCAATAATACATTAGCAGAATTATATTCTTCTTGGGAAGCTAATGCTTCCTTTGATCTACTGGCTCTGTATAATTCTGTCAATACATTGTTCATTTTGTTTTCTCCGCAAGTTCCTTATAGCCCATGCTTGTTGGATGAATTTTATCTTTCTCCCATTTTGTATTTGGAAGTACAGTGTCATTAAATTGAGTAGATACTTCAAGTACTTGATGTGTGATCAATGGTCTAGATTCATTATTTGGTAAAATCCAAAATACTCTACTATTACTTTTTATCTTAGAACGAATGTTCATTAACATACTATATGTATCAATAGAAGGCCAGTCATTAGTGCCTAAACTAATAATAACTGTTTCAGCAGATAAATCGTTGTTACCAAATTTTTTATTCCAACCAACACTGGTAATTCCAACCTTGGCATATTCTGCACATTCTGGTCGAAACATTTTAGTTCCAACTGCAATTGAATCACCTATAATCAAACAATCAATCATTTGTACTTTTTTCTTTTGTTAGTTCGACAACTAATAAAAAATGCTCGTAGGCTTTTTTTACTGATGGGTTTTCTAATAGCTTCATTGCTTCTTCTTCCATAGCCTTTACACCTGCTTCGGCGCATTCACGAACACTAGGCCATTCAAGTTGTTTAGATTCAGGTCCAAACTCTTCCACTAATTTGTCCCAAGCGGCTTTTTGTCCGGGTGTTAATGGAGTCTGTGATTCGTATCTTTGTTGCCTACGAATTTCTGTGGCTTTCATAATAGCACGGCTGATAGCATCTTCTGCTACACGCCCTGCGGCAATCATTGGAGCATATGCTGGATTGATCTTATACCGTGTTGAGTTTCCACCAGGGTGGCTCATAATAATATGGGTGCCCTTGGGCAATGCACTAAACAAGTCACTATCGTATTCACTTACTGGTACATACCTACGACCAACTTTTTCGTAAAATAATCTTTTCATTTTATTAATTCTTGTTTCATGCGCTCTCTCCACAATAGCGCATCTTCTTCATAATCAAAATGAGGACTGAATTCTATGTTTTCATCATAGTCATCTACCCAAATATAAACTTCATTAAAATCATCACAAAGTAATTTCATTTTGAAAACTCTTCCCAAAACAATTCACTATCTTTTACATACGCAACTGGCTTTAGCCAACCATTATCAATACATTCACTGATGATTTGTCTATACTCCCGAGGAGTACTAGTACTTATTTCAAAGCCTGCTCTAGGTGCCATTACCAATCCATCAGATAACATGAAGCCTTTTTCGCCTCGTCTAATAATTTTGATACTTGAAGTTTCATTTTTGAATGACATTTTTGCTTGCCTTGTCGCGCCAATATTTCAAATCATCCAATAAACTATCTTTTAAATTTTTATATACTGTTAATTCTGATTTTAACTTATTAATTTCTTTTTGCAAGTCATCATAAGATTCTTTTGGATGTTCTGATTGACCGATATTTAAACCAATCAGAATACCTATCACAGTAAACACAAAATATAAAAGCATGATATTTATTTGTTATCGTTCAACATATCAACAACTTTACTCAAGCTTTCAGAGACTTCCCATGTGCCATGCGGTGGGCAAAAAACATAAGTAATATTTTCTAGTATTCCATCATCACGGGTCACGGTAGCCTCATGTACTGTTGCAATCATTTCGCTGTTTAATGCAATTTTGTTGCCTCTGTGTGCAGAAGCGGCGTTTGTTAATGTAATATACATAATAGTCTTTCTTTAAGTTATTTTTCAATTATTTTCGAGTTTAAGATGTTACATGAAGCGTACCTTGATATGGTGCGTTAAGCCAACGGCTGTATGTCTCGGCTTGTTCACTAATTTTTGTCAACTCGTACCTACCACAAAATTTCATGAAGTGAAGTCCAACTTGGGGAATAGTTGTCACACGGACACTTTCACGAATGCGTTGGTCAACTAGATCCTTAATTTCTTGAGGTTGTGCATTTAAATCAATCAATGTCTTGTTGCGTTCAAACGCATCCTTGACACGGACCTCAACGCCATCGTGATCGATCCAACGCTGAAGCATCAGATTGTTCCACGAAAATCCTTTAGCCTTGCGATCCTCAAATGCTTCACGAATTCCAACTTTGTTCTTAGTGCCCTTTTCTCTGGCGCCAGGATATGCAGGATGTACATTATCTGATGAATCTCCCCTTATTAATTTTTTAAATAATAAGTATTCAGGATCTTCCAACAGTTTAGGCTTCTTTTCCTTGTCTAATACGGGCTTCCCATTTTCTTTGAAGTAACCTTGCAATGTACACAATTCACCAGTTACTCCATTATATTGTTTGATCTTGTCGGTAATCAACTGATTGTAATCCGTGTCTGTGCTGATGATGTAATGTTCATCTTCAGGATGCAAAGAAATGAACCTAGCGATCATGTCATCAGCCTCGGCACGCTCATGCCTCAATACAGATACATTAGTTTTCTCTTTAATGAAAGTTGTAAATTTTTCGTATACTTCCCAGAATGCCTCTGATTCTTCCTTCTCAGCCTCAGTGACAGATTGTGCATCAACAATACGGTTCCTTTTATAAGGAGCATATATATCCTTCCTAAACGACCTACCTTCGAGACAGAATACGACATGATCAATTCCATATCGTTTTACTGCTTGATTGACAGATGCAAGTGTAAGATGTAATGCCATGCCTACCTTCTCTTCCAATGTAGCATTGCGTGATGCAACATGTCTTGCACGGAAAAAGGTGTTTGCAGTATCAATGAGGGCGTAAGTATGTGTCATGTTGTCTATTATATGCTGTTATTTAAATATTGTCAAGCATTATTCTTAACAAATAACCACAAATCTTCAAAATTTCCACCGCGTGTTTTCTTTGCTTGTCTTGTGCCAGATATTGCACTCCATTGTACCCTATAGTGTGTATCTAAGGGTAGATATTTTAATACAACATCACGCATATCTTCACTAATTGTAGTCATTTGTTTTTGCCTATTTACATAGTTACTGATCACAAAACCAAACTTGGCACCTGGTTTCATAACCTTAACTACCAACTTGACTGTTTCTTCCCAATATCCTTTCAACCATGATTGATAATCAGGGAAACTACTAAAGCTTTGATCATCGCTAGGATAGATTTCTAAATCAAAATATGGGGGACTGAGTAATACTGCATCTACTGAGTTCTCATACTTAGTACTAAATCCATGTCTTGCATCTAGTTGTTCACTAGGACACAGATACAAGTCAATATTTTTTTCTGGTAATTCAAAAATACTTGTATCACAATGTTTTTTGTATTCTTCTTGCAATAGTTTTCCATTTTCAACTACATCAGGAATTACATCTGTTGCAATAAAGTTTTTGAACTTACTGTTGTAGAATGCAATTTGATAACTATTCCAACCCATTACAGGAGCAAACAATGTTTCACCAGTGAACACATTATCTAAAATACCTTTGTATGTTGCTGGATTAAAAATACTAGCACGATTGGCACCTATCATAAAGTCTAACCAAAACTGACCTGAATCACCATCGTATTTACAAATATGGTCAAAGAAGGCAGGGCCTACTAAACTATTACGAACCTTGAATTCCTCAAACATTACACGCATCAATCCAAAAGTATACTCACTGTCGTTGATGTAAAGTTTCTTTGTGTTATAGAAATTTACAAAGTTAATGTTTTTACAAATCTTACCATACTTGCTGTTTGTTCTACCGGCAAAAGTATCACTATTTAGAATGTTAGCTGATGGGATATCAAAGTAAAAGCCAACATTTTCCTTGAGTTCACCATAGCGTTTGAACCATGATGACAATGTAGCCTTAGCGTCTGTTACTAGAATTCTATATAGATTTTGTTTATATAGATTTAACCTTTGTTTTCTATCGTCTTTTTTACTTACACGGTTTACAAAGGTGTCAAGGTCACTTCGTACTACGAATGACCCTGAACGATCCATAACATCTAGCACACAGATTTTACTACAAAAATCTTGAAAACTAATGTTAGGCAAGTTGAACTGATTTAAAAAATCTTGTTCGGTGAATATTAAATTTTTTGGCATACTATGTATTATACTTTCTAAAACGCAACATGTCAATTGTTGCGGCCACGTATTTATGCCATTAACAATCTTTAAATACTTTACAACCGTCAATCTCAGTTTTTAAAGTGAAGCTAAGATTAGACAACAACATTTTCTCGCTGATGGTAATAACATCACGCTTCATATCTTGCTCATTCTTTTTACCTTTTGCAAGCCATGCATTTTTCTCGTTGATCAAATGATCTAAAACTATTTTGCAATTTGCGGCACTGCTGATATCATAGATACGCAAGATACTCAAGTCTGTTTCACTGCGGGCAACAAGAATATATCGTGGATGCTTTAAGTCACCCATTGCGTGAAATTGAAACATTGCATCAGTACCGAAATTTGTACGATTGCGACCTGTTGCTGTCAACTGACTGGGGTTAACACGGCATGCTTTTTGTTCAATTAGGATACCGTTTGACTTAGCATCTTCACCATTTCGTGCAAAGTTAACATTAAAGTCTGCATCATATTTTTTGACAATTTTGTAAATTGCCAACGAACTTAATGAATCAGTATCTAATGGATCAACACCAAACTCAGCAAACATTTTTTCTCGGATTGCATAGATTTGTTCACGGAACTGATCCATCTTAGCGAGTTCAGTCTCAGAAAAGTACTTTGCCATAATTATATCCTTTTGTTCAAGAAGTAGATAGTGTAACAGGAAATGGATTTATTGTCAAATTTTGGTATGTTGCATTTTTACAACAATTTAGCTTACTTCTGTCCTCCCATCACCTAATGGCCTGGACCTAACTACTCTCATATCATTAGCCAATGGACGATTCTCTGGATCCGCCTGTTGTTGTTCATATAGTTCTAAAGCTACATTGCGACAAACTGTCTGAAACCAGCGATCAACTATGATAACATCGGTATCATCATCACGGATTTTATATCCTGATTTGATAAGGTTCAAAACAAACTTATCATTAAAGTCTAGTTCAAATGCACCACTGTTAATATCATAAGGATCAATTTCCATCTTTAAAATATTAACATAAGGTAAGCCTTCACGGGTGGCCTTTTCCTTATCAGACAATATAGATTCTTCCTTCTTTGCCTTAGGTTTACGAGGTTTTTTTTCCTTAACAACCTTAGGAGCCTCTATCTCTGGCTCTATTTTCTTACCGAATAATTTATCAAATAATCCCATTTTCTTTTGCTCTCTCGTATAGCTTATAATAACACACCGAAATACATAAATCAATCAAATCGGTATAAATAATAGTGAGGATCGCGGTACTGGAAATACCCACCCTCTCTAATGCTAAATCGTTTATAAGGAGCATCAGCATGATTATTTATACGCATTCCGTCTATTGGATTCATTTGCCGCATCACATTGATATCAACTCAGAAGGGTATGTAGGTGTTTCTAACAATCCCAAACGCAGACTCTCTGAACATTTAAATGATTCAAGAACATATAATGATAAAAATCCATTTTTTGGTAGGGTATTACAGAAACACACACATGAGATAACTCAAACTATTATTTTTCAAGGTACCGAAGAAGGATGTTACTTATTAGAAGAAATACTACGACCAAATAGAAATATTGGCTGGAATGCTAATAAAGGAGGAAGTAAACCCCCGACCAAAGAAGGATGGAAACCGTCGGACAAAACAAAAGAAAAATGGTCTCGGGCTTTTGCAGGAAGGGTAATGAGTTCATCTTGGAAAGAAAATTTATCTCTTTCTAAGAAAGGAGACAGGAACGGGATGTTTGGTAAGAAACTGCCCTGTTCCATTGATAGAAAAATTTCTATCATCAAATCTAAAAACGAGCATAGACTAAATGTGTTAATAGAAATATTCAGATTTATCACAGAAGGATATTCTGTTAAAAAAATTTCTAAAATATTAGGATGTAGCCAAACACTTATCGCATCCATCAAAAAAGACCCATCACTTCATATTGAGGCTTTTCCAATACTCAAACAGTTTAAAACTAGCTAGGTTTTTGGCTTTTGCTTCCACCATAACATCGGCCCAATCCCAATGAGTATATGCCCAATCGTTAGCGGCATCTGACCACATATAGTCACTATGGGCCCGTAACTTTTGTTTATTATATCCTGATTCAATCAACGCACTAATATCGGGTAAGATTGATCTGGAATGGTTGATAAGTACATCTTCCCTACTAATAGAGTAATGTATAGTAGGACGAACACCGCGCCAACTGTCAATAACTTTTTTAACACGGTCATCAGTAGATTTAATATATTCAATTTCCCGAATGGAGTGATGATGGATGTCCAAGACCGTAGGGACGAGGTCAGATAATGATAAGCAGTCTGTAAGTCCATGTGTGTATTCCTCATTTTCTAGTGTTAGTGTGTTACGGGCTTCGGGTGATAATCGTCCATACACATCACGAATGCCCTGTGGACCTTTACGACCACTGATGTGTACATTGATTTTGATATCCTGAAATGTACGACCATAGCCCATCCAACGAGCCATGTCAACATGATATTCAAATTCTTCAATACTCTTATTTACTACCTCAGGACGATCACTTGCTAAAACTACAAATTGGTCAGGATGAAAACTTAGTCGCACATTGTTGGCACGTGCAGTCTCACCGATCGGTGCGAACCAACGTTCTAAGTTATCTTGCATTTGACGGTCTTGCCAGAAACCCTGATAATCCGGATGGGTATATGCCGGAAGAATATCTGAACTAATACGGAACATTCTTAGTTCAGGAGGCAAAGTAGAAAGATGGTCAATGACTTTTTTGATAGAAGTTACATTGTGCTTAGTAATGTCCATAAGCCTATCATGAGCCGAATTCTTAGATTGCCTATCCAACCAGGCAATTGTAGTGGTCTTACCGTTGTATTCGGGAATAGAGACAATTCCCTTAGTTGGGTGTAATTCGGAAAATTTACAACAAAATCCAATTTTTTTAGTCATTTCAGCATTCTTACAAGCAAATAGATAAATACAAGTATAACACAAATCATATTAAAGGACAATTAAAATGGCTAACACACGCATCCAGGTAACTAGAAAGTATCATATTGTTTACAAAACTACTAATTTAATTAATCAAAAAATTTATATAGGCGCACATTCAACAGATGACCTAGCTGATGAATATTTAGGTTCCGGTGACAATGTCGTCAAGGCCATTAAAAAATATGGCAGAGAAAACTTTGCTAGAGAAGTATTACACATACACGACAATCCAAAAACCATGTTCATGACGGAGGCATCAATAGTAACTCCTGATTTCATAAAAAGAAAAGATGTTTATAAT